TTTCATTTTCATTCTGCAAGCGTTCAACCTCATAGGTCGCTCTAAGTGCTGCACTAAAGTGCATTACAACTATATTGAAAGAAGCATTAAGCCAGGCAGAAGGAGGCGATAAGAGTGCCTAATATTAAGACAACTGGTTCCTCTAAGTCTGCAAGCAGAGATATTAGACCCGCTTTAACGCCGGAGGCTAGAGAGAATCAGCTTATTTCATTAGCTGTTGACTTGGCAGAGAAGCAACTTCAAGAAGGCACAGCTTCATCTCAAGTTATAACGCATTATCTTAAGCTAGGGTCCACAAAAGAAAAGATCGAGAAGGAAATACTCGAGAAGCAGAAAGAATTAATAACTGCTAAAACAGAAGCGATCAAGTCAGCAGAGCGTATAGAGAAACTTTATGGTGAAGCTATCAACGCTATGCGTAGATATAGTGGTCAAGGAACCGATGACGATGATCGGCAATATTAAGACATATTCCGAGTTGATAACTTTCGAGACATTCGAAGAGCGATACGAATATTTAAGGCTAGATGGAGTTGTCGGCGAAGAAACATTCGGCTTTGATAGATATCTTAATCAAGAGTTTTATCAGCGATCTCAGGAATGGAAACGCATTCGAGACTTCGTGATTATACGCGATCAAGGATGCGATCTTGGAATAGATGGCCGAGAAATACGTGGAAAGATTATTGTGCATCATATGAATCCGATAACAAAAGACGATCTTCTGAATAGAACTCCGTTTCTTCTCGATCCGGAGTATTTGATATGCACATTAAAAAGTACACATGATGCCATACATTATGGTGATGAAAATTTATTAATGAAGGGACCAATCGAAAGAAAACCAAACGATACTTGTCCTTGGAGGAAATAATATTATGGATAGCATACTCAACTCAATTAAAAAGCTTCTGGGTATATCCAGCGATGAAACACATTTCGATCCCGACATTATAATGCATATAAATTCGGTGTTCTCTATTCTTTGCCAGTTGGGAGTCGGACCTAGCACAAGTTTCTCTATCCAAGATGAGAATGCGATTTGGGACGATTTCACCGAGGAATATGCGAATTATAACGACGTTAAAACTTACATGTATTTGAAGGTTAAGCTTCTGTTTGACCCTCCGCTTAATTCGTCAGTATTGAGTGCTATGGAGAGACAAATAAGCGAACTTGAATTTCGTTTAAGTGTTGACGCCTTAGCAAAATCTTTGGAGGTAGTAGACGATGACGAACTCGTATAACAAAGACGAACTTTATCATTACGGTGTCCTCGGTATGAAGTGGGGCGTTCGGCGTGCTCAAAAGAAATTGGACCGAATTGATAGAAGGTCTAAGAAAGAAAAGTGGAGTACCGAAGCTACCGAGGTCGCAAAAATAAAAACGAAAAAAGTTAGTCAAATGACTAATGCGGAACTCAATAAAGCAAATAACCGTAAAAATCTGGAACGAAATTATAGCCAGCTTAATCCTGGAGTTGTCAAAAAAGGTTTGATCGCAGCTGGAGCTGTTGCTGGTGCGCTCGGAACAGTCACTGCAATTTATTCAAATGGCGGAAAGGTTATAGATATCGGAAAGAAAGTCGTAGGTAGAATTGCTAAAAGGGGGTGATGCCATGAAACAAAACGATGAGTTATATCATTATGGTGTCCTTGGTATGCGATGGGGTAGACGAAAGAGCTATTTAAATAGTCGTAATGCCTCGAACTATAAAGGACGCGGTCTTACTGTTTCCCAGGCATCAAGACAAGCTAAAAAAGATGCTGTCGCCGCTAAGAAAGCAGATAAGGAAAATGCTCGCAATGCCAAGAAACAAGCTAAAGCCGAAAGAGGAAAATGGAGTGCTGCTAAAAAAGTTGCAGTTGGTTCAGCGATAGTCGCCGGTATTGTTGGCGCTGCTTATGGCTCGACAAAATGGTATATGTCTGACAAAAGCTTCGATTTCGAGAATTCTAGAAATAAGGGAAAGCGGATAGTTGATAAAATTCTGAGCGCCCCGGCAAAAGTTACGACGAAGCCATTAGCGGAAGCAGTGCTATCAGGATACTCTAACCGAGTAAGAGGAAGGTAGTTGTATGAATAATAAAGATGAACTGTATCATTATGGTGTCCTCGGCATGAAGTGGGGTAAACGAAGAGCTATAAGTCCGGAAGAAATGCAAAAACGTGCTGCCAAAAAAGAGTATAAAACGGATGTCAAAGCAATGAAAAAAGCCATTCGTAAAGATACTAAGACGAACAATATGACGTCAAAGTCGATCTCGACATACGGCAATTTGCAGACTCAAAAAGGCAAAGCATATGCCGACCGAGTTCTTAAGGGCGCTAAAAGTAGCATAAGAACAGCACGAATAAGCGGTGCAGCGGTTGTTGCAGCAGCCGCTATTGGCTCTGGCGTTGTACAGGGTCTTCGTTTAAAAAGAATGATAAACAACATTTAAACGGCAGGTTAATGAAAGGAGATTAATCGGATGGCATTATCGAATACGGCTACACCTAAATATTATGGCCAATTTCGGGATGCTGTTATGAGAGGAGAAATACCTATATGCCGAGAGATTGCTTTGGAGATGAATCGTATAGACGATTTAATAGCAAATCCTGGTATTTGGTATGATGATCAAGCCGTCGAAGGATGGATAAGTTTTTGTGAAAATGAATTAACATTAACAGATGGCGAAGATCTTAAATTACTAGACTCTTTCAAATTATGGGGCGAACAAGTATTCGGTTGGTACTATTACGTAGAACGAAGTGTATATGTACCTTCTCCAGATGGTCATGGCGGTCGTTACATAAAGAAAGAGATAAAGAAAAGACTAATCAATAAACAGTATCTCATAGTGGCTAGAGGTGCAGCTAAATCTATGTATGCAGAAACTATTCAAGCGTACTATTTGGATGTTGACACCTCTACAACTCATCAGATAACGACAGCTCCGACTATGAAGCAAGCGGAAGAAGTAATGTCTCCGTTCAGAACAGCAATAACGAGAGCTAGAGGTCCGCTATTTAAGTTTCTAACAGAAGGATCTCTCCAAAACACAACCGGTTCAAAAGCTAATCGGTGCAAACTAGCTGCTACCAAGAAGGGTATTGAAAACTTCTTAACTGGATCATTACTCGAAATCAGACCAATGAGCATCGATAAACTTCAGGGTTTACGTTGTAGAATTGCTACTGTCGATGAATGGTTATCAGGCGACATACGGGAAGATGTTATTGGCGCTATCGAACAAGGTGCTTCAAAGAATGATGACTATCTCATCATTGCAACCAGTTCAGAAGGTACTGTCCGTAATGGAAGCGGTGACACAATCAAAATGGAGTTAATGGACATTTTAAAAGGCGAATACATTAACCCACATGTGTCGATCTGGTATTACAAACTAGACTCTGTAGATGAAGTTTCGAATCCCGATTTGTGGATAAAGGCTCAGCCTAATCTCGGAAAGACTGTTAGTTATGAAACGTATCAACTTGATGTGGATAGAGCTGAAAAAGCACCAGCAGCAAGAAACGATATATTGGCAAAACGTTTCGGAATTCCTATGGAGGGTTATACGTATTACTTTACGTATGAAGAAACTCTTCCGCATAGGAAACGAGATTACTGGCAGATGCCTTGTGCGCTTGGAGCGGACTTATCACAAGGTGACGACTTCTGTGCATTTACGTTTTTGTTCCCGTTATCAAATGGGGCATTCGGTGTAAAGACTCGAAACTATATATCATCGTTAACGTTATCAAAACTTCCTTCGGCTATGCGAATAAAGTACGACGAATTCATGAAAGAAGGTAGTCTGATAGTTTTAGATTGTACCGTTCTTGACATGATGGAAGTTTACGAAGATTTGGATACTCACATATCGGAATGTGGTTACGATGTTCGTTGTTTCGGTTACGACCCGTACAATGCTAAAGATTTCGTAGCGAGATGGGAGTCAGAGAATGGTCCATTCGGGATAGAGAAAGTTATCCAAGGTGTTAAAACTGAATCAGTTCCTCTAGGTGAACTTAAAAAACTCGCTGAAGAACGAATGTTAATATTTGACGAAGAGTTGATGACATTCGCTATGGGAAATTGTATAACACTAGAAGACACCAATGGTAACCGTAAACTCTTGAAGAAAAGATATGAAGCAAAAATCGACTGCGTTGCCGCTATGATGGATGCTTTTGTCGCATATAAATTAAATAGAGAAGCATTCGAATAAGGAGTTTGATATGAATAACAACGATGAACTGTATCATTATGGTGTCCTAGGTATGAAGTGGGGTCGTCATAAGTATGCAAATTATGACGGATCATATACGAAAACCGGAGTAAAGATATTCGACAAGAAAATGCAGAATTATGAATCTGCTAATCAAAAAGTAAAAAGTTTGAAAGGCGGAGATAAAAGTCAATATAAGACTGCTAAACGCGAACGTAAAACAGCTAAGAAAGAGCTTGATAAAAGCTATAAGCAGTTGAAAAAAGATAAACTTGCCGATCAAGGAAAAGAGTTATATAGCAGAGGAAAATCTATTTCCGGAAATTTAGCAGTTAACGCCATAGCTCAAAGTGCTATTGTTCTCGGCAGTCGAATAGTTAATCCCATAATCGCCAATCGCACGAGGAATCAAAAAGTAGCCAATATAGCAACGTCTACTATTGCTATTGGCGGAACTGCCGTTAATGCAGCTTTAGCAATAAAAACGCAGGTCGACAATAAACGTTTAAGAGCTTATTATGGTCATTCCAGATCAGTTCGATAATATAAGGAGGTAAACCATGTGAGAGATTCGATAGGGTCCAGACTTAAACACGCCTGGAATGCATTCTTCAACAAGGATCCTACGTATGGAAAATGGACTAATGGGTCTATATATTCGTATCGTCCAGATAGACCGAGGTTAACAAGAGGTAATGAACGTTCGATT